CGTCCCACTGATCTGCTTTAATATCGGATTGTGCTTTCATTAACTCCCCTGTTAAATCTTTTGTTGACCAACGTGTCATGACAATAACGATCTTGCCTCCCGGCTGAAGACGCTGCCTTGGTCCAGACGTGTACCATTCATACGCTGACTCCATTGCCGTTTCACTTAAGGCGTCTTGCTCGGAATGAGGATCATCAATAATTAATAAATCAGCACCCCTACCTGTGATGGCTCCACCAACACCTGCAGCGAAATACTCTCCCCCCTTATTCGTCTCCCACCTTCCTGCAGCTTTTGAATCTTGCGATAATTTTATTTCATCAAAAATATCTTGAAAAGTATTCTCCTCCAATAAGTTACGAACCTTACGACCGAAACGATAAGATAACTCGGCGGTGTGCGTGGTTTGAATAATCTTGAGCCGTGGATCACGGCCCATCATCCATGCGGGGAATAGGAATGATGCAAATTCTGATTTGGTATGTCTGGGTGGCATATTAACAATTAGTCGTTTTATACGGCCCTCGGCCAAGGCTTGAAACTTTTCTGCGATTTTTATGTGATGGGGCCCCACTACAAACTCTGGCCAAACTTGTTTTACAAACTTTAAAAAATTTTTTTGCGCTAAACTTTTTAATTGAAATGTTTTCTGCCTTAATAATAATTTTTTCTTCAGAGTTTCTAACTCTGAAGAACTCATATTATCATAATTAACAATGCGCTTGAACTGTTCTACTTCTGCCATCAAAACTTTATACCATATAGTTCGTATGTACAAAAGTTTATATATACACTAACTATATTGTACTACGTCCTTATTTAGGGGTTCCCCCCTTTTCGAAAAGGCAAGAGGGCAAAAAGCAAGAATTGGGACCCCTCGAAGACTAGAACCAAGAACCAAGACCCCATGCGCCCCACCAGGAGTTATCCACAGGTTATCCACAAGTAAATAATTATTACGTAAATTTACGTAAATGATGTATTGAATATTATGGGATAATTCTTATATTCATATTATGTTAAACATTAAAGAAAGCGAGTTAAATATGTTTGATAAGAATGTAATGAAAAAAGCAATTCAAAATAAATTCTTTTATGTTGAGTATGTGAAAGCAAACAAACAAAAAAGGAAAATGACTTGCAAGTTACCCACTAATGAAAAGTTTTTCAGTGGTGGAGAATTAAAAGGGAATAGAGATCATCTACTCGAGGTTATCGATATTAACTTACTAAAAAAGAATAAAGACAATCCAAGAGACGCTTGGAGGTCTATTAACCTAAAGACTTTAACAAGTCTTAAAATAGGGGGTATTGAATGGATCAAATAACATCTGATGTTTGTTTTAAATATGAAAACAATATCGAAATAACTTGGAATGGTTCGGCTACTTTCAATGTATTTGTAGACGGTAAAAACGTAAATTGTTTTACTGAATACGATATTAAAAACATTGATCAAGCCCAACAATCGGCCGATGAGTGGTTGGCAATGGAACTTGAAGAAGAAAAATTGAGGTATGCGGATGCGTATTAAACTAGAAAAAGATAAGGCGCCTTTTAAGGCGCCTATTCAAATTTATACTGAAGGCGCTGTTGTTAACAATCGTTTTGGTGGTGATAGCATAGAACTAAATGCGCTTGAGCTTTCAATCTATGATACGATCATGGGTTGTGAACTTGGTGGCAACATTGAAGAGATGCGAAGGGGAATAGATTGGTTTATGAAATTTAATCCTAAAGCATACATGATACTATTAGACTAAAGACTTGGGGCGCAATTAAGCGCCCCAATTAAATCTAGGAGAATAAAAATGGAGAATAACTTATATAGAATGATCAAGCTACTAGAGCTGCAACTTGTTAAAACTGACCTGGCTGATGCCTGGTTAAGAAGGATTTGGCAAGATAAGATTAATGATTTAATGCTCAAGGTCACAAGGCTGCCAAGATAAGCCAATTAAAAAAGGGGGCGCAATGCCCCCTTCTTATTTTATGATCGTAATTTTTCTAATAGTTTACTAACAGCCTTCTCACTATTACCACCTACATTCCATTCGTAAATGTGATTGAGTTCTAAGCCATCATCACCATTATAGTTTTTACCATTCTTCCAATTATAAAGAGTGGCAACAGTACCATCGGCAAATTCAAAAGCCCATTCAACATCAGTTTTATAGTTGTCACTCATATCTTCATGAGGTGGACCGAATGCATTTAGTAATTGTTCGTAACTAGCTTTGATATAACCTTGTAAGCTAGTGCCATATATATTTTCAGTTGCTTCCATTTTAACTCCCTTGTTAAATTAATAGTTGACTATAAGAATTATCCCATGTAGTGTCAACATATAATTAAACATAAGGAGTGATTATGCCTAATTGGACTTATAACAATCTACAGTTTGTTGGTAAAACTGAGGAGAGTGTTAAACAACTAAAAGATTTATTGAAGTCAGATGATAATGCCTTTGATTTTAATAATGTGATTCCAATGCCTAAACATATTTTTCAAGGTAATCTTGGACAAGAGGAACGAGAAAAACATGGTGCGAATAATTGGTACGATTGGAGTATCATGAATTGGGGTACAAAGTGGAACGCATGTAACACAGAGGTAGAGTTAAACAAAAATGTTTTGAACTATACTTTTGAAACAGCATGGGACGCACCGAGAGAAATTGTCCGAGCACTTGAGCACATGAAAGATACAATTCTAAAAGATATTAGTATTGAGTGGAATTGTGAGCATGAAGACGGTAATGAAGAAGAAACTTTATTGGTAGTTGATAATGAGTAAGCCTCTTGATCAAATGTCCACGCAAGAATTAAAACTTGCGTGGGGCAAACGTGCAAAAGATTTTCTTGTCGGTAAAAAGATAGTAGATGTTTACTACCACTCCGAAAAAGAAAATAAAGAGTTATTCTTTTTTGAGGATGGTCAAACAAATGTAAGAATAGTGTTTGATGATGGTCATTGGATCACAGCCTCAAGAGATGATGAAGGAAACGGAAGTGGAGTTATCTTTACTACGGATCCTAAACTTTCAGTAATCCCCTCTATATAGAGGGGCACTCCCGAAGCTACCAGGATTTTACATTCTCCTGGTAGCTGACAGCTAGCAGCTCAGCCAATTAAAATTTTAAATGTATTAATGCTCAAGGTCTCAAGGACCAGGGCACAAGCAGCTTCTAAGCAGCTCAGCCGCCTCAAGGCTCAAGAATTTTTTTAATTATTTAGTTGACATTGCTCCCATGATATCTTATATAATAGATAGGGTCAAATAACGTTAGCCACATGTCCGACTGAACAAGCCGAATTGTGGGGGTAGATATACCACCGAGTTTTGGCCCTAACATAGGAGTGAATATGAATATAAAAGAAGCGAAGGCAATTGTTGGAGGATTAAGTAATCCAAGCAAGATGCCCGGTTATGGCTACGGCTTAAGCGCATTCGATTGTGCGGTAGGCTCGAAGCTTAGACTGATAAAGAATAGTACTTGCTCGATGTGTTACGCTTTAAAAGGGCGGTACACTTTTCCAGGGGTCAAGAATGCTCACGCCAACAGACTTGAAGCGATCACCAAATCTAATTGGGTTGAGGCTATGGTACTATTGATTAATAATTACGGTAAGAAAATACCTTATTTCAGGTGGCATGATTCCGGGGACTTACAGTCACTGGACCACCTTAAAAAGATTGTAGCTGTTGCAATGGCAACGCCAAAAGTAAGACATTGGCTGCCAACACGTGAAGCTGGGATCCTGAAAGCTTTTTATAAAGAAGGGCATTCACTCCCGGGAAACCTGGCAATCAGAGTTTCAGCTACGATGATTGACGGTAAACCTCACAGCAATGTGGGGTTAACGTCTACTGTAAGCAAGAAGGAGAAGCCAATAGGATATAGCTGTCCTGCTGGTAAACAAGATAATGAATGTAAGTCTTGCCGGGCTTGTTGGAATATCAATATACAGAATGTAAGTTATGCAGCTCATTAGCTGCATGACCCTGGTTTATTTAAACCAGCTTCCACGTGAAAAAAATGTAATAAGGCTCAAGGCACATGGTTCAGGAACCAGGGTTCAAGGTCACAAGGATCAAGGATCAAGCCACAAGGTTCAAGGCTCAGGCCTTCTTTTGCTAGGCTCAAGGCTCTAGCTCCAGAATATATGGACATGCCTCTCCCTCCGAGGGGGGTAGCCATGATAAATGAACAGCCACCGTTCGTATTATGGCTCATATGCCACGATATTTGACCACTGGATAGCCCTATTTGCTTACCCTTTGTAACCTTAAGCTCAATCCAAAACTGTCCTCTACGCTTATCTGTGAGCTTATAAACGGCAAGGATATCAGGCAGTCCTAGAGGAGTAACAGCCTCAATTCTTGTCAAGGTTATTTTTGTAAACTTATCCTTGATCCTTTTCCAAAAGCGACTCTCTGGTTTTGTCGTCATCTATCTCTTCAAAGCTCCCTTCAACAGACAATCTCTTGTCCATGTCACTCAATAGTTTATCAACTTCTTCTCGATTCAATTGGTCAATACTACCGTGCATAATCTCTTTGCGATCAATATATAAACCTGCAACTTGACCCCTAGACTTCTCAGCCGTAACGGCAGCATTCCAATTACCCTTCTCCTCAGCACCTACGCTCAATTGATGTAATCGTTTTAAATGTTTATGTAGATTGACCTCATATTTCTTTTCCTCTTGATTACGAAGTTCTCTTATATATTCCATA